TCTGGTACAGACCCACGCAAGTCAGCGTCTTTGACTTGCTGGATCACAAACGGCTCAGTCGGTGCGACTGCCGGTGCCTTCGCCACAGGCGACGGAACTGACACGATCACTGGTGGAGACGACCGGGCGTTAACACTTGCACTCATCGAAGATGGCATGCAAGACGCTTGGACAGACGGCGGCTCACCTGAGCTGATGATTGCCTCGGCCACAAACCGTGCAAACTTCTCAGACCTGTCAGCTTCTGGCAACTTGGTGTCAAACGACGTGAACATGACTGCCGCTAAGGAAGTCAGCTACGTTGGTTCGACATCAGTTTTCTTGACTGACTTCGGTACTGTGCAAGCTGTTCCATCTCGCCTGCTTGGGAACGACCGCGTGTTCTTGATTGATCCAAACTTTGTTTCAATCTGCACACTCAACGGACGTAACTTCCTTGAGCAGGAACTGTCTCAGGACGGCGATGCGAAGACAAGCCACTTGGTGTCAGAGTGGGCATTGAAGCCTACCGCGCCTAAGGCACACGCAATGATTATGGACTTGAACGGTTCATAGTAAAACTGAGGGGGCGGGCAACTGCCCCCTCTCTTTCATAAGGGAAAAGACATGAAGCGAGTTTTATACACAGACCCTTACACCGCCAAAGAGGTGGTTATGGATCAACAATCTGACGGCACTGATGTTATTGAGACGACCCAGAGATTTGACGGCCTAATTAAGATTAACAAGCAGATGAATAACGACTACCGCGCCAACGCAACAGTGAATACGCAGCGGCATATACAGCATGTGGCGGAAATACCAAATGTCGTGTATAATCACCTGCTAGAGACACTAGGCCCGCCTGCCCAAAATCCAAAGGGCTGGAAGGCTTGGCTGAATAATAGCGAGAACCGAGACTTCAGGACAGGCGGCGGTAACATCTAATGGCAATTGCGACCTACACAGATTTGCAGACATCCATAGCCAATTTCTTGGCGCGTGATGATTTAACCGCACAAATCCCTGACTTTATTGCGCTGGCTGAGGCCACTATGAGCCGAGAGCTGGAGACACGCAGTCAGGAAAAAAGGGCGGTCGCAAACACTGTGTCGGGAAATGAATATCTGAGCTTGCCAACTGACCTAAGAGAGGTCAGAGAGGTAAAGCTAAACACCGCGCCGCTGACTGTGCTGAGATATTACAGCCCTGTCGCGCTGGATGAGCAGTACGCATCAGAGGGCGGCGGTAAGCCCAAGGGCTACAGCATTGTGGGCGATGAGATAAAACTTCGCCCTGTGCCTGACGCCACATACGAAATGGAGATTGTTTATATCGGCTCAATTGAGGCGCTGTCTGCGACAAACCTCACAAACACAATCCTGAGCCGGTCGCCAGACGCTTATCTTTATGGTTCGCTCGCTGAGGCTTACGCTTACCTTCTTGATGAGGCTCGCGCCGCACAATATATGGCTCGCTTCGATAAGGCTCTGGCACAGATCAAGGTGGACAATCAGCGCGCCCATTACGGGACCGGAAGCCTCCAAATCAGTAGTATTTATCAACGCCAATCGCAAGCTGCGGGGACTTAAATTATGAGTGCAATGAGTGACTACCTCGAAAACGAGATATTAGACCATATTCTGGCAACCGGCGCATACACAATGCCGACCACTGTCTACGTTGGCCTGTCCACTGCATCGTTTAACGACGACAACAGCGGCACTGAGCTTTCCGGCAGCAACTACGCGCGTGAGAGCGCAGCGTTTACTGCCGCATCCTCAGGCACAACCTCAAACAGCGCAGCGGTTGAGTTTAACGCTGCTACCGGCTCTTGGGGTACGGTAAGCCACTTCGGAATTTTTGATGCTCTCAGCAGCGGTAATTTGTTGATCCACGGCGCGTTTACCACGCCAAAGCTGATTGCTAATGGCGACATCTTGAAGATACCGACAGGTGACTTAGACATCACCGCAGCTTAAAGGCGGTTAGATGGCAACTAGCGACCCACAACTTGAACAGCTAACTGGCAGCATAGACGCGCTGCCAGCGAGCCTCGATAGTCCTGACGCTCTGCCGTGGTGTAACCCCACGCTAGATCAGTTGGATAGTTGGGGTACGCTTGAGCAGCTAGACAACTTCGGATATACGCTGGACGAGATTGGCACCGGAGACCGCCTGTGCGTTCTTGTTGCTGACGGATCAGCGTCTGTGGCTGTTACAGCTACCGGCGCTATGCTATTTGCGATTGAGTTTGACGCGAGCGTAAATGTTTCAGCGTCAGCGTCAGCTACGGCCAACCGCATTCAGTTTACTTCGGCATCAGCATCTGTCGCTGTCACATCAACAGGCACGGCAAACCGCATACAAAGTGTGTCAGCGTCAGTCACTGGCGCTGCTGGTGTTACGGCTAACGCTATCTTTATCGCATCCTACGGCGGTAGCGCCACAGTCGCGTTTAACGCTACGGCTCAGGCATTTGTCGTCTTAACAGTTGAAGGTGACGCCGCAGCAGCGATTACATCAGCGTCTGCGCCGGTCGGCACGTTTGTGATGTCGGGGTCGGCAAATGTCGCGGTGAGTGGTACAATCACCGGAGAAATACTAGGCGAGGCGTGGGCAGACGAGGCTGACACTGCCGCCGTCTGGACTGACACTACAGACACACCGGCCATCTGGTCGACTGTGACATCTGGCGCAACAGGAGTTTGGTTGGGGCAATGATTACGTTTGGTGAATGGCTGCCTGACCAGCCTGATTACTTAAATGCTGGTGTTATCGACGCGCATAATGTGGTGCCTGCATATAATGGATATCGCAGCCTTGGTGAGTTTGTGGCTTACTCTGACAGTGCGGATAACACTATTTTAAATGTTTTTTCAGCTAAGAACTCATCTGGCGGTGTTCGTCTTTTTGCTGGTGACAGCAGCAAGCTGTATTTGTTCAATCAAGTAGGCTCAACCCTTGATGATGTTAGCGCGGTTGGTGGATATTCCTTGCTACCAGAAGAACGTTGGCGGTTCGTAAAATTCGGTGAAGAAGTTATTGCTGCTGGCGGCATTGGCGAAAGTCTGCAAAAGTTTAACGTGTCTACAGATAGCGTTTTCAGCGTCTTATCAGCAAGCGCACCGAAGGGCGATTTTATCGCGGTCGTGCGTGACTTTGTTTGGGTTGCCAATTTAGACACAGGCTCTGGTCGTGTACCGTATCGGTGCTACTGGTCTGGCTTTAATGATACTACAGCTTGGACGGCTGGCACTGACCAGTCTGACTTCCAAGATATACCGGATGCCGGCGCCATTACCGGGTTAGTCGGGGGCGAATATGCCACAATTCTTATGGAGCGTGCCATTGTTCGCGCCACATATACTGGGCCGCCGCTAATTTGGCAGTTCGATAAGGTTGAGACTGCTCGCGGCTGTCAGGTTGCTGGCTCAGTCTGCAACATTGGACATACAATTTTCTACCTGTCTGACGATGGTTTTTACGCATTTGATGGCTCTCAGTCACAGCCAATCGGCGCTGAAAAGGTTAATCGTTGGTTCTTTGATGATTTTAACTTTGGCTACAAAGACAAGATGACCTCTGTGGTTGACCCACAAAACCAGTTGGCTATTTGGTCATATGTCAGCAATAGTGCCATCGACAGTACGCCAGACCGCCTGCTTATCTACAACTATGCTTTGAACAGGTGGTCATACGCCTCAGTTCGCGCTGACCTTGTGGCACCGTTTTTCACGGCTGCCTACACGCTAGAGAACCTAGACCAAATTTCCGGCTCTCTTGATGCTTTGCCAGCGTCTCTCGATAGCGCGCTTTATAAAGGTGGTCAGTACCTGTTTGGCGGTGCATTAGGCGATAAGATTCACTCATTCTCTGGAGACCCGCTAGAAGGCACAATTGTTACCGGAGAGACAGGTATCGCCACAGGAAACCACACAATCGTGACGAGAGCCTACCCTTATCACGAGGGCGGCGACGTTACGGTGGCTATAGGGCTTAGGGGAAAGCACACAGACACGGTGGCATATACGGCGGCTGGTAGTGTTAATGATGCTGGGTTTGTGCCGTTCAGAGCGCAAGACCGCTATCACAGGGCTAAGATGATACTGTCAGACCAGTGGTCATACGCTCA